TGTAACCATTACCAGCACTGATTGCATTTGTAGTAGCAGTCATAGACTCACTACCCCAGTCTGATTTAGCTTTCATTAGCTCAAGATGCTGTGTGTTACGATCAACACAACCTTGGCGATCTGCCGCTAAGTCACCTGCCATTGCATTGCCTGCAATAACGTCTGTGATGAGTGCAATAGAGTGACCCATTGCTGTGAAGTCTTGTGCTAATTCTGCCGCTGTTCTGTCTGTCATGTTCTTTATCCTTCTAGGGTTGTTATGCGAGCTAGTGCCGCATCTAATGATGTTGATAATTCTTGTACTGCTTTGATGCAAAGAGATACCATATTTCCATATGCTAGTGCGTCTGGCTCATTGTCATCGTTGTATTGAACAAACTCTGTTAGACCAGCATCGTGTACTTCTTCTGCAATCAATCCACCAAATACTGTGTCGCCATCATTGTTGCCTTTAAATGTAACAGGACGCAGTGCAAGTAATTTTGTTAAGCCGTGAGTGGCGTCAGTAATAGTGTTTTTGTAGCGGCGAGATGATGTTGACCTAGAAATTGTTCCACTAGAAAGTATATTTACATTTGCGGCAGAAGAAGTTGTGTTGCTATACACTTTAGGCATTTTTGTAGTATTATCTGCAAGTGTATACGAATAATTAATATTACCATCCCCATCCGACAGCACGATGTTGTTGCTTGCAGTGCGGATGTCTAGGCCGCCTTGGTTGCCGTTGTAGCGGCCTAGAACGGTGTTTCTGGTTCCTGACGTTATCGCATTGCCGCTGTCGGCTCCGATAAGGGTATTTTTAGACCCAGTTAATGCTAAGCCAGCCCCTGCCCCAACTACGCAAGACTGTTCAGCCGTTGTAAGGGCTCTTCCCGCATCTTTACCTATCGCTGTATTTTTCGTACCTGTAGTGTTTTCCTTTAAAGCCTCTTTACCAACTGCTGTGTTTTCGTCGCCTGTCGTGTTAGCTGAAAGAGCCGTACGACCAACTGCTGTATTGTCATCTCCAGTGGTGTTTACAATTAGTGTTTGGTATCCACCTACTGCTGTGTTGTTAGTACCTGTAGTATTGTTTCGTAATGACTCCATACCGATTGCACAGTTAAAAGAAGCTGTCGTATTTGAAGTTAAAGAGTTGTACCCAACTGCTGTGTTGAATTGGCCAGTTGTCGTAGCGTCACCCGATAGACCGCCTATAAAGGTATTGAGTGTGCCTGTGGTTACTTGTTGACCTGCCGAATCTCCGACTGCTGTGTTAAAAGAGTTTGTAGATGATGTAAAGTTTTGACTAAATAGCGCACTATAACCGATTGCTATATTTCTACTACCTTTTGTATCAGCACTTAATGCTTGATAACCCACAGCTACGTTTAAGTCAGCATCAGTAAGAGCATCGCCAGCCTGTGAACCTACGATGGTGTTCTGTACACCTGTGGTGACTGCGTTACCTGCTTCAAAACCAACAGCAGTGTTGTGAGTATCAGTAGAGGATGTAAAGTTTTGACTTGCTAGTGCTTGAGTACCAATAGCAGTTGACTTGTTACCTTTTGTGTCAGTGGTTAATGCCCCTCTTCCCACTATCGTGTTAAAATCAGCGTCTGTCAGAGCATCACCTGCTCTACCTCCGATAAGAACATTTTCTGTGCCTGTGGTGAGTGATAGTCCTGCTAAATACCCTATAGCTACAGTTTCTGAATCTGCACCTGCGTTAAGAGCTTTAAGTGCTTGATAACCTACAGCCGTATTTCTGCCGTGGGCATCTTCTGTAGATAGTGCCTCAGAACCAACGGCTACATTGTTAGTACCTGTAGTCAACTCTATACCCGCTTTAAAACCAACTGCTGTGTTGTTACTTGCGGTGGTGGTTTCCATCAGAGCCTTCATACCAACTGCGGTGTTGCTAGCTCCTGTGGTGTTTGATACTAGAGCGTTCATACCAACTGCGGTGTTGTCAGACGCTGTAGTATTTCCATTAAGAGCTTGAAGGCCAACAGCAGTGTTGTTTGCACCAGTGGTGTTAGCCGAAAGAGCAGTTTTTCCGACTGCCGAGTTTCCTGCACCTGTAGTATTTTGTTCCAATGCGTTTCTACCAACAGCAGTGTTGTTATCTGCGGTAGTATTTCGGTGTAGTGCCTGATAGCCCAAAGCAGTGTTATTGTCGCCTGTAGTATTAAACCGTAAGGAGTACATACCGCTTGCATTATTCTCTACTCCAGTAGTGTTAGTCAATAATGAACCAAAACCAACTGCTGTGTTGTCCCTGCCTGTTGTATTTGACAATAAAGAATCTTTTCCGACGGCGGTGTTTGCAGGCCCTGTAGTGTTAGCGCTTAAAGAAGCATACCCAACGGCTGTATTAGTAGATGCGGTGGTATTAGCATCACCTGCTAGACCGCCGATGAAGGTGTTTTGTACGCCTGTGGTGACGTTTAAACCTGCATCAGCGCCAATTGCTACGTTGTAACTATTGGTAGCTGTAGTAAAGTTTTGGTTAGCTAACGTCCTATAACCAACAGCAGTAGATAAACTTCCTAGTGTATCTGCTGTGAGAGCTTGATGACCAATACCTATATTAAAGTCAGCATCCGTTAAGGCATCACCCGCTAGTCCACCGATAAGGATGTTTCTTATGCCTGTGGTTATTGCAGTACCTGCCTCATCGCCCACGACCACGTTGTAGTTGCCGCCAGATTGTATTGAGTTACCTGCGTTGACACCAAGGCGTAAGTTGGATGTACCTGCTGAAGCAGTAATAATATCTGCACCAGTTGCAATAGTTACGTCTGCTGCAAAGTTTGCTGCTCCGTCTACGTCTACTACGTCTAGGTTAGTAGTACCAGCTACATCAATAGCTCCACTAATATCTAAGGTAGCTGCATCTAACTCACCTGTAATTGTTAAGTTACGTAATCCAGTATAATCTTTATTAGAGTCTAATATCACTGCCTTAGATGCTACGGCTGTACCAATAGCAGTAGAACCAATGTCTAAAGCGTTAAGTTCACCTACGACTGCTGTAATACCATCTAGGGCGTTTAGTTCTTCAGGCGTAGAAGTAATTTGTGTATTACTTGCTGCAGCTAATACAGGAACTGTACCTGATACGTTAGGTAAAGTAATTGTTCTATCGGCTGTTGCGTCTACAACTGTAAGTGTAGTCTCGTGAGCATCAGCAGTAGCACCTTCAAATACAACAGCATTGTTAGCACTCATTGTAACTGAGTCTACAGTACTAAGTGTACCACTAACAGAAATATTAGTAGCAGAAAGAGTACCTGTACTTGGGTTATACTTTAAATCACCATCGGATTCTAAACCTAAGTTACCACCATCTAAATCTCCACCTGCAGTAAAGACAATAGCGTTGTTTTCGTTAGTGTTTTCATTGTCTGTAATAGTAACTGTTGTAGCTATTGCTGCTGTACCTGAAGTATTTTGATTAAGTGTGCCAATTGTAAAGTCTAATGTGTTGTCTGCATCTTGGTAAGTAACTGTAATACCTGATTCAGTATTAGAGCTAACCATAGCTCCTACAGTATCAGAAATAACTTCAGCTAAAGCTGTACCATTAACTGTAATAGCATCAGCTTCTAGTGTACCGTCAATGTCTGCATTACCTGATATATCTAAAGAACCAGCATCAAGCTCACCAGTAAGTGTTATATTACGAAAGCCTGTTATATCTTTATTTGAATCAACAACAGCCGCTTTAGATGCAGATACTGTACCAGCAGTAATATCATCTATACTTTCTAAGTCATTCTCATTAATAGAAGCACTACCTATTACAAAACTACCACCTGTTATAGCACCAGTTGTAGTTATAGTAGACGAGCCGTTATTTATAGTACCAAAGCCTGACGTTATAGAACCACCATTTAACGCACCTGTAGTGGTAATGTTAGTTGTAGTAATACCATCTACATATGCTTTGATAGACTGCTGACTAGCAATACCAGTAGCTGAGTTACTAGCAAAGTTATCCTCATCAAGAAAAGCTTTACCGTCTAGTATATTTAACTCTGCAGTCGTTACTGTAGCACCATCAAGTATCTCTAGCTCTGCTTCAGATATACCTGCATTACCAATAGTAAGCGTACCACTTACGTTTACGTTACCATTAATGTCTATAGTAGTAGCAGCAATCTGTATTTCTGTATCTGCAACAATGTCAAGTTGACCATCAGCGGAAGAATTAATATATATAGCAGTGTCACGAAACTGTATTTTCTCGTTAGTAGATATAAGTAAATCATCAGAGAACTGGAAGTAGTCTTCATCTTCCATCCAAGTAAGTACACCATCATTACTGCCACCATTCCAAGTTAGTGTAATGTCACCTGCGTTTGTACCAAATACAATACTATCAGATAATAAATTAGAAATTGCACCACCTTCACCTGCTGTACCATCGTGTGTGTGACCTGTACTAGAGGCGAAAGCAGCCAATAGCTGATCGTACTCGTTGTTAAACAAATCTGAGTCGATAACATCTCCATCAGTAAAGGTAGATTGTCTTGTGTATGTAGCACCCATTTAACGTCTTGCTCCTAATAAATATTCTAGCTGAAAACCTTTTAGTGAATATGGTCTAGATTCACCATTATCATTTATTCTTAATATTGTAGAAAACCCTGAGCCTTCTACGGATTGTCTTATAAGAGGTTGCGATGGACCTCCAAAAACATTTCTTACATTTGACCCTGCGCTACTAAATACAGCTACACCAAATTGAGAAGCTATATCTGTAGAACTAATAGAGTACGCCGCAGGTCTAGCGGAGTCTGAATTTTCATTGTCATATCTTACAAGTAAATCTGCACTAATGGCTGATTCAGGTTTAAAGTTAAGAATAACTCTTTGCATATGTTTACGTATGCCACTATCTCCAAAACTTAAATCAGGACTTCTGTATCGTCCCAGTATAGGAGTACCATCAAGAGTATTACCCTTTTCTTGTCTGTGTACAAAACCTACAGAGTCTCCATGTAATACTAATACATCTCCTGCTTTTACAAGCGTATCTGTAACTACAGGTTTTATTCCTCGTATTTCTGAAAACTCATAACCCTGTTCTTTTTTTACACAAACAACACATCTTGTAATACTATCAGCTTGACCTTCTTTTGTAAAGAATATTCTGTACTGTGTTTTGTCTGCTATAACTACACTTTCAAAGAGAGATGAATCTATTATGTTTTCATCAAAAAGACTCTGAACATTTCTACTTATTGTACCAAGTTCAGTATCACCAATCTTTGCAGTAGCGGCAATAGTTCTAAGACCATCTGCTGCAAGAAAAATTAAATCTCCTGCAAATTCTTGTATACTATCACCATTGAGGCAACCAATATTTCTAGTAACAGGGATTATCTGGAAATCGCTTGACGTATTTCCTACTAGTTTAAATATTCTATTTTCACAGAATATAAATAATGAATCTCGGAATACTTTTATTCCTGTAATAGTATCGTCTACTCTAATACTACCTGCACCATTACCAGAAGTAAAATCATCTTCATTAAAAGGTGCGCTAAATATTAACTCTTCTGCCGTAGTAGACTTACCTGCATAAAACATATGAGACTTAAAGGAAGCAATAAATTTAGAACCTGCAACTGAACTTGTACTTACATCCGTAGCATTAAAAGAAGTATTAAAAACTACAGGGGCATTTACACCATCAACAAAAATAATCTTTTCATTGCCATCATAATTAAATCTTTCAGTTCTATATTTTGCTGCATTAGTTCTTCCTGTATCTATTTCTATCCATGCAGAAGAAACTGCTACATTTGATATGTGTCTACCTTTTGTACTTTGGCTATTGCCAGATCGTGTTACACCAGTAAACTCATTTGGTATAGAGGTTAAATTAACCCCTGTATAATTAAATGTTTCAGTAACATTTGTGCTACCATCTTGAGTTGTAGCTCCAACAAGTGTTAAAGTACCGCTTGTAGGAAAACCAACTACACTGTCTACTTTAATTATTCCAGAACCGGACATTGTATCTGTTTGACCAATAGTCAATGCTAATTCAGTAGAAGCTGCACGATATATTTTTTCACCTCTACAAGCTATAACTACATTAGCAAAGTTAGCTAACCCTATTATACTTTCGTTTGCGCTAGATGTTTGTGGTACAATTACATTAATATATTTACGATAGCCGTTTATTCTTCTGTACCCACCCTCAGTATCAGGCTCAAAGTTTTCTAAAACTAAAGCTTGGCCCGGCTCCATCTGAAACGTAGAACGATTTAAAACTAAACCACCCTCACAGTTAAAGGAAGCTGGTTGTATCTGAGAACTATCTGGCATTAATGTCTCTCTATTACTGTAGAGCTAAGGTAGTCAAACCTATTAACAAGAAGTGTTTGCATGTTCTTAATACCTTGTTCAAATCTTTGAAAGTTAAGTTGGTATTGATTTACTTCACCTCTATACTGATATACAAAAGCAGTAGCGCCACCTATGATAACAGGCTTAAACCTATCGGGAATAGTTGTAGTGTCATCATGTGCAACTAAATCGGCTGGAAATGTGTAGTAATCAAAAGCAAGTTTGTACTCTTTATCGGGGTACGGATATAATAAATAGTTATTGTCCGGAGTACGAACTATATTTTTTGGCATACCACCACTATCAAATTGTGTTACCGTTACTCCACTGGCGTAAGCGGCGGCAGTAGTTCCACCAGCACCTCGTGTACAACCTGTAAGGGTACTACTAGATATTGCTGTATATGTAATTTGCTCACTGCCTACATGTATAGTTCCTGTTGCGGCAAGACCAGTAACAGAAGTAAGTGTTATTGTTGTTATTGAATTTGTGTGTGTACCGTTTAGTGTAGTAGATATAACATCATCTTCTTGGTTTGCATAGTCTTTACTTATGTATTCATTATATGTAAGTATAGTAAGACTAGTACCTGAAGAACCTAAGTCATTATCTTTTTTTATTCTTGCGGTATTGTAATCTACATGTTTTGAATCTGTAGGCAAAGTATACCTTGATATTCCCGGAACTAATGTAGAATTATTTATAGCGTGATTAAATGGATAAGAAAATTCTCTTTGGTTAATAAAACGTATTGCTTCATTAACAGCATTCTTACACTGTATTTGTATACCTCTAGCATTATTAAATGTACCAGAAGTTAATGCTACTTCATTCATACGAGTAATAACGTCGTTAGCTAATGTAAGATATGTGAGTGTCATTATTTTACCTAAAGATTTAACATAGCCTAAAGGGGCCAGTACAAAACCAGCCCCCTCAGTATTTTATTTATGCAAGTGCGTCACGAGCAACTTCAGTACCTTCTAATGAACCTTGAGCACTAACATCCATAAGCATACAGTAAACACGAAGTTTACCTGCTGAGAATGTTGCACCGTCACCTGCGAAGGTTACGTCCATTGTGTCTGCGGCTGCACTAATAAGTACACCTGCCTGAGCCACTGTTGGAGCATATGCAAGATCGGCTGCTCCATCAATGTCAAATGCAGCAACGTATTCATTAGGATCAATTGCAGTACCAAGAACAACAGTAGCATTTGTACCAGTGTTCATAGTTGCGCTTTCGACAACCTGTACACCAGCCCAAAGAATTACTGTATCCGCTGGAATTGCTATAGCCTGAACTATATCCCCAGATGAACAATCAATAGCCTGTGCAGTAAGATCAATCGTCATCTCAACTAAATAAGCGCTGCGACCACGAGGTGAATCACCACGGGCGGTTTGTAATAATGCTGTTAAAGTAGCCATAAGTTATTTCCTCCCTTTAAGCTAAGTGATACTTGGCGTTAACCAAGGCTTCTGGACGTAGTATTTTTCGTCCATACAAATGCATTCCACGAACAATGTCCGAGAAGCTGTCTGGGTCACGATATGTCTCAGTTTTGTTGATCTGCTCTGCAGTTGCAACGGCTGAGTCGTGTCCAGCAACAATCATACCAAAGTTAGCAGTTGAGTTCGTTCCAGCAAAGGAAGGACCAGTACCAACAGTAGGTAAGTTGTTAGAAGTATATACACGGAAACCATGAATGTTAGTTCCAACTTGACCATTCTGTAAACCAGAACCACCAAAGTCAGCATTAAACAAACGTGAATCTTCATCTTTTAGAAGTTCCATGAATACTGGGTCTACAACCAACCAACGGCCTTGTGTATCCACATTCTGTTGATCCAACAGACGTGACATACGTGCAATGACGGTTAGTGGGAAAGTATCACCAGCAGCAGGTGTTGAGTCAGTAGCTCCACCAGTACGAGGTTGTAAAGCAAGAGCTTCACCAGCCGTACCACCAAAGTTACCAGCAGTAATTTTCATTGACGCTAATAGTTCGTCAGTTCCTGCTGTAGAAACTGCAACTGTACCATTTACGGTAGTATTTACAGTGTCTGGACTTCCATGTAATGCAGACTGTTTAAAGCCTGTTAAGTAACCAAGTACGTCTTGGTCAAACTGATCGCCTAAACGATAAGCCGCACGATCCGAGGCAAGACCTTGGAAGTTTACGTGGGAATGGGCTTCTTCTATATCGTCAACCTTAAAAGCAAAATAATTCGCTTTGTCGATTGTCAATGAAAAATCCTCATCGTCTAAATCTTGTGGCGTTATTGTCGTGCCCCTCAGATAGGGTTGAACAGTGATCTCAGGTTCTTTAATAATTTTTACTGAGTCACCCATATTTGCAATTTCTCCAAAATAATCAGAGTTAGTAATTGCCTCACAGACAGATGCTTTGCGGAATGCAAGTTGCACCTGTTTGCTGTAGATGATTGGTGAAAAGTTACCATTTGGTAAACTGTTATAACCACCAGCGGTTCCGAATGCCATAATAATTCTCCTTAGCATTAGATACAGATGCAAACGACTAATGACTTATACAGAGGCTAAGTTCTACTAGGGTGCGTTCTTCAGAAAGTTGGCCTACCTTCTAATAAAACGGGCCACGAAACATTAGGTTGTCCGAAAGCGTTATTGTTGTTTGCGTAATTTTAGTGTATTACTAATGCGGGTATCCATATAGGGGCCGCATTAATACATTGTACATATAGTTATATCATAAATAACTTAGATGTCAATAGCTTTTACCGAGCATTGCCCGACATATCGTAAATAAATGTACCACCACGAATAGATTCCATTATTGCATCGGAAGCCTTTTCGTATTGTTGTGGGGACATCTTAGCTACCTGTGATTCTTTGTATACGCCTTTAGAATTGTTAGCGTCAGGTTTACTTCGATCTGTCCTATTATTTACAGAACGTGCAGCATCTTTCGAAGTTGCAGGTTTATTTGTTTTTATACCGGCATCCATTTTGTACAAGTCAATTGCACGGGATGCAGACCGAGAGTCATCGGCATTTTCATATAGAGCGTCTTGTACCCACTTAGGCTGATTGTCTGCCCATTCATGGAACTCATCACTATCTCTAATTTCACCAAAGTCAGGGTGTACAGTCATTAATTCTACTTCAGCTTTCTGACGAGTTGCATCAGCTTTCATATTATCAATTTCTTTTACACGATCTTCTAGACCTGCAGATTGTTCACGTGCTTTTTTAATTGCAATAGTTTCTACAATGGCTGCTACATCGGGGTATTGTTTTGCCCATGCGTCAATGTCTTCATCGGACTTAGGTAATTTAATTTCTTGTTTAGTAGACTGGTCAAGCTGACGTTCAATACTTTTAAGCTTGTCTTCCCATGTCTTTTCTTTATCTTGCATATGGCGACGAAGATCACCATAACGTTTCTTAAAACTTTTCTCTTCTGCATTTGCAGGAACTTCAGATTCTTCACTAGATGCTTCTTCTGCAGAGTTATTTTGTTCTGCAATAAGTTTTTCTAGTTCTTCCTCTTCCATCTTACGCTTGTCTTCATTACTGTATTTTCGGTTAGCAAATGCTACCGTATTTTGTGGCGTCATATCTTCTGCCAAAATACTATCGTTCATTATATTTTCCTAACTGGAGCCACCGTAGCCGTATATGGGGGATGAGTAGCCAGTATACATATATAGCAGATTATCGTGCTGCTAAACCACGTCGTCTAGGTGCAGGTGCAGGTGGTTGTAATTCACCCAACAATTCTGGACCTAATAAACTTACTACTATTTGTCCCGCTGGGGATTGTATTAAATCTATTATTTGTTGTTTATCTTCTGGGGGTAATAAATCAAAACGATTACCCACATTCATTTTATAATCTTCAAATTCCATGTTACTTATTCCTAAACATTTTATATTTACCTACGAGGTAACAGATGGGTTCTAGTATAGATCGGTATACACGTCCTAGAGTATCTCGTTTCTTACCTTGCATCTCCGCACGTAAGTCTGCAGTACGGTGTCTAGCAATATTTTCTAGGATAGTTCTAACAAACTTGTTATTATTTTTATATGCTATATCAACAAGTGGTTGGAATAATATATGATAACCTACTTCGTGTGCCTTTGTCAAGCTCTTTTCTGAATAAGATAACCAAATAGCTTGACGATATGAGCCAAAGCCATATGAATTATTCATAGCGGTACATACAATCTTACCACCGCCGCCGCCATCACCTGAGCCACCACCACCAGCTTCAGAATTACCATAACTACTACCTTGTCCAGCCTTTGCTTTAGACTTAGCGGGAGCATTAAAGTTATCTTTTTGTCTATCGGCATAGGTAGTGTTAAATTCTTTTGATATAGAAGGGGCAAAAGTTGTACCTTCATTATCATCTCGTGTATTATCACGATCAAAGGTACGGGTTAATACATTAGTTCCCGGTTGATTTGTCCATGTTGCACCTGCCATGTTTGGATCACCACCACTGGCGTCCGTTCCAATTTTAGCTTTGGCGCTTCTGGATAATTCATTCTTTCGCTCTGGTGTAACTGTAGTTTTTCTATTTGTACTAGCAATACTAATTGCATCACGATCATACTCACCAACTTCACGCTGTCTATAATTAAGACCATTCCTAATAGTTTCAGCAAGAGTAGGTTTATGGTATGCACCCTGCTTATCTACAAATACATTTCTACCTGTAGATGATCTAATTGCAAAACCATCTTTGTCTGACAAAACTCCTGTTGAAGTACCGTCGGAAACTTGTCCTACTACATAGTTATCTACTGTTGTACCACCCTGCTTGCCTGCCGTTTTATTGTCTTGCATTGCTCTACCTAAATTAGCATCCGGTAAATTATTCCATGCAGTACTCATAGTAGACTGACCCGCCGTATATGTTTTTACAGGTTCACGTTTTTTTACTAAGCCATCTGTAGCAATATTACTAATGGCATTTTGCGTAACGTCTGTAATTACATTGCTACCCAAGTTATCTGGACGCAATTGTGGAATTGGTGTGGTTAAAGTTGATGCAGGTGCATCTCTTTGCATGCTAAGTGCAGTACTTCTAAGGCCATCATCTGGCCTTTGTGTAGTAGAGTTATCTAATGGTGCATTAGATTCAATACGGGGTAATGTATACGCTGATTGTTTGTAGGGATTTGCTTCGCCTCTAGGATCAAACGAAGGCATGTCAACAGCTAACCCTGAATATGTATCAGCCGTAATTTTGTTTTGTTCTTGTTCTGCTCTACGCTGTCCTGCCTTACGTTCTGCCTCGCGTTCTTGCATTTTTGCAACGTCTAAGTCTACGCCTTTAAATGTATATCCTAAGCGATCAAAACTATCTAGCTGCGGGTCTACGCCCCTACCTGCATTACCAATCATAGGTTCTTGTTCACGAGGAGCAGTGTTAGGAATAACTGTATTGTCCATCTGAGGCATACCTATATTTGTAGGTTCGTTGCTAACTATTGCGTTTTGTACTTCTCCTACCCGTTCATTTGGTATAATATTACGAGGATCATACGGGTCTGCGGCATTTTGTCTACCTGTTGTAACACCACTTGTTGGAACACTAGAAGCATAAGTTTGTTGTGCCGGTGTAACTGCATACGGAGCAACATCACCAGCAAAACTACCGGCTTTATCTTTTGTATACATAGGAGCTATTGTATTATCCATACTTGGCATACTTACCGGAGTACCATCTGTCCCATAAAAACTATCGCGAGTCTGTACTGCCGTAGGAGACATATCCCTAAACGTTCGGTTTGGTAAGTTTGGTAAGGGTGCAGGTGCAGGTGCAGGTGCAGGTTCACCTAAATCTCTTTGCATGTTAAGTGCAGTACTTCTAAGGCCATCATCTGGCCTTTGTGTAGTAGAGTTATCTAATAATTGTGCAGGTGCACCCAAATCTCGTTCGGTTGATAACATATCACTAATTGTACTAGTACCGTCTGGACCATCCATGCCAGCGTAAAACTGAGGGCTGAAACTTTCTTGTGGTGTAGGGCCATCCATGCCTGCAAAGAAATTACCTTTTTCTGGAGTACTTATAAATGGATCGCCCCCAGTAGGTGTAAGGATTGTATTTTTGCCTAATGCTAAGGGGTTAGTGGGCGTTGCGGATGTTGGTACATCAGGAGATAACTGAGGATCAGCGATGCCAATCTTTACCTCTGGGGATATTACAACCGTACCATCTTTATTAACATCTACAGCAGTGTTTGCCTTTTTTAGTTTAGCGTCAACGTTTATAATTTCTTTTGTTAACTCTGGGGCAACACCAAACTTGCTAGTAACTTTATCTACTATACCAGCTAATAGACCACCAGATTGTTCTACAACTTTTGCTCTAATATCTAATAAACTCTGTTGCTCTACGCTAGAAAATTTACCTGACGTTATGTACTTATCTAAACGGGCAACATTTTTTCTATCTTGTGCTTCCATAAGACCCATGCCAACAAATCCTATGGGTCCAAACATTCCCATTACTACCTTAGCAATAGTACGATTAAAACCTACTGTAGTATTCATGTAACTAGAATACTCTGCCGCTGTCATAGCGTCAAATTCAGCTTCTGTAGGTGGTGGTGGGTCTTGGTTCATTCTATCTTCTCTAACACTATCTTCTTCTCTAGTGTCAGCAATAATATCCTCAACAACTGGAGGAACGGGTGTAGCATCCGGTGGTGTAGCCGTGTCGTCTGAATTGTATAAATCATATCCTACAGGAATAGGCAAGGACGGTACACCATTTATGAAAGGAATCATAAGAACGCTACCAGCGGCATTACGATACTCACGCATTTCCATATACTTATCGCCCATTAAATCTTTAAATGTTGCCAATGGTCTGTCTTGAGGTGGTATAGGTTGTACAGGTGTAAGAGGACGAGTAGAAGAAGTGTTTACAGAACGGTCAGTCGATGCACTTGTAGGCAAGGTTCTAGTTACACCAGATGGTTGCATTGCAATACCACCTACGGCAAAATCTTGTACGTCTTCACCGTCATCACCTATAATCATAAGGTCTGCCATTTCAAACGGCATATCATCTGGGATAGTAGCTTCGTCATTATTACCCATCTGACCCATAGCTTCCATCTTCTTTAAGCCCATCTTAGCTTCTTGACGTAGTGCCATCATCTTATCTAAACCATGATACCTTACGACATCTGCAGGAAATATAAATTCACCCTCGCTTATGTTAGCGGGAATGTCATCACGAACACCTTCTCTAGTGCCACCAATTGGTACACTATTTCCAGATTCTTCGTCTATCATGCCACCTTCATCTTTGAGGCCACCATCATTAAACATTTCCATTTGTCGATTCATTGGGGTTCCACCTTTACTAAACTCTAATTCATTACTTCTTTTCTTTGCTGCCGAAATAGCTTCTTCTTCTGTTCGGTGTGCGCTTGTAGGCTGTATTTCACCAGCCATAAATTTTTTATATACTTCTTCTTCAGAGTAACGAACACCGTCATATATACTAGGTATATTTACAAAAAGTCCATCTACCTCAAAGGTTATAGATTTTTCAGACATCATCTCACCATCCGGACTTTTGTATACGTCCCGCCCTGCTTGAGTTTTGAAACCTGTATTTACACCAACTTTTTCATCCGCCATTTTTTAATACTTCATCTCTTAATAATTTTAATCTACGTAGTTGAAAGATAGCACCTTGCGCTCTATATATAATATTATCATTGTCAGTCTGTTCCATAGCACGATGTTGTTGTGATATAAGTTCATCTAAATATTCACTAAACTGGTCCCACTGCTGGTGGTTGTTGACCAGCCCCTTGAGCTTGTTGAGGTGCTCCTTGTTGTTCATTACCACTAAATCCTTGTTCTTGCGGTAGTGGTACTTGGCCTGTGCCTATGTTACCACCTCCAGCTCCTGATGGGTCCATTGCGTCTGCACCTGCCGGTGCTCCTTGCTCTGGTGCGGGTTGTTGGAAACCCTTCATAAGTTCAGCTTGAATTGCGGCTTCATTCATGTTGTTAGTTACTTTGTCAGGGTCTAGTTCTAGAGATGTTGCAATCTCCCGTATAATGTATTGGAATTTTGCAAAGGGTGCAAGTGTAGGGCTAGAAGCAATTTGCATAAACTGCATTAGTCTTTGACTACGTACCTCATTAGCCATTAAGCTTTCTGTACCACGAGCCTTAACTTCTAAGTCACCTTTAATCATTGGATCATAATCAAACTGCATGTTAAATCTAAATAGACCCTCACCTAGTGGGCGCAACAAGTAATCGTCTACATTCTTAATTACGTTCTTAACGCCACCTTGTGCCGCACCCATTAGCATACTTATACCTGAAGCTGTACGTCCTACACCTGACACGCCTGTTTGCCCGTGAGCAAAAGATGGAAAGCCAGTTGATTCATCTGCAAGTACTCGTGCTTTGTCAAACAGTTGTAAATTCTCTTGAGATACATTAGGAAACTTTGTGCCGAAGATGGCCTGTCCGGGTGCACCCCCCTGTCTCCGAAACACTTTTCCGGGGTACACAGACATATCTTGTCCGGGAACTAAGTTAGTTTCATCTACCTCTAAGATCAAGTTACCTGACAGTACAGCATTATCTACAGCCATACGCATAAACCCGTTCATCAAAGTTTGTGTATCGTCCATATTCTCAGCAATACCTACGCCAAAGAAGCTGTAAGGATTAAGTTCATATGGTGCAGCCATGTAAGGAATACGCGCAGGCTTGAAAGGATTCATAACCATACGAAGTAACTTACCATTACAAATCCATACGTTAGCTTGTAACTCATCTACAGTCTCTAGTTCTTTTGGTATCTCTACGCCCTGTTCTATAAGCATCTCGACATCTACCATGCCCCAGTACTCTAGTACTTCAAAGCGTTCAATGCCATGCTCTGGTGCATAATCAGATAGATCATCTTCCCAGTGTTCTTTATTATAATTTTCCCCAAGCTGGATAGCATCATCAATAACGTTAGAACGAAAGAATGGGCGACGCTTTAAAGCTCTTAACTGTGTGCGAGACATCTTGTGTCGTTCTATTACAAACTGTGCTTCATCCATATTATTAGCATCTGGATCAGGATAGAAGTTCCATACAGATACATGAGATACCTGTGGAACAGTTTTAATAGTAGGTGAATACTCACCGTCATCATCCCAATTAGGATACTCTTTATCTACAGCAAATGGACCTTTCATTACACCAGTACCAAACAGTGCCATCTCAAAGGCAGTGCTACGAAGATGTTTACTTGCACTTGATTCATCTAACTGGTCATGTATTTTCTTTTGCATCATCTTAGCTGCAATCATTGCAGGACTAAAAGTAACTGCAGTAGGTGTTTTACCTACACCTTGACGAACACCTTCGATGTCCTCAAACTTATCTTTAAGTGGGCCTAGACTATCTGCTAATGTCTTTTCAGTTGCACCGGCAGGTAAGTCTTTACCATCACCCGCAAAACCGTAAGGACTTACTACTTCATCTAAAGCAGACTCACGTAGTTGCTCTGGTTCTTTAGGATCAAAGTGTACATCTGCAACTACACCCTCTGGAAGTTCAGTAGGGTCTACAGTTAAAGGAAACTTTTGTGCCGCAAATAATACATCTACAATTTGACCATAGGCCGCTAATGTTTTAGTCTTAGTTACTTTAATAAAGACTCTAGACTTCTCAGCTTCTGTAAACTGTACTTCTGGACTATACAATCCACGATAGTTACGGTAAGCTTTTAACCAACGATCTTCATCTTGTTGACGGTAATCATCTGCGCGATTATACTTTTCCATAATGAAAGGAATAATTTTAGAAGCATCTGCATCATCCACTACTGAGTTGTCACTATCTTCTAGAGCAATAGCGTCATCTTCAATAAAGCCTTCGTTTTCTTCTGCCATTTAATTTTCCTTAATATCCAAATGTAGTATCTGCTATACGCATACTATTCGTAGGTCCGTTAGTTGTATTAAAGTCAAATACACTAAATCTTGGTCTTGACATGATACCATATCTTAGCGCATCATACAAGTGGTCTTCTGCGTGTGTATCAATATCTTCTGGGTTTCTTTTATCTATTGGTAGTGCCGGTAGCTGTGCTATTATGTTTGTGCAAGTATTAAAGAATACAAGCCTTGGTTTTTCTGTGTATTCATCTACTTGTAACCGTCTGTGTATTTCGTTCTTACCTGCTACACGAGAACCCTTTGATCTATCTGAAGGACGCCACCGACATCCCTTCTGTACCATCTGCTCTGCTAGTGAAGGTCCAGTGTCACCGCGTTTGTGCCACAAAGAACTATCAAGTACACCGTATCTAATTGCACCGTCGCCTACTTCGGCTTCTAGTACCATGTCCGCTAAGTCAGTTGCAAGTACTTTAGTTACGTATAACTCTCTGTATACAATTAACTGCTCGCTTGGACTTACTGCAATCCATACTACACCTGACCAACTTCCGTATCCATAGTCACACGCTCTAAACTTAGTCCAGTTAGAAGGTATTAAGAATGGTTCAATTACATGTACGCCTCTATCAAACTCAGTAAAGGCTGCACCTTCTTGTACATCCCAATCACCTTCAAGTAATCTCTTGCGCTGTTGCTCAGGTAGTGATAGAAGCATTGCTTCATAGTCACCTTGTTCAGCTAGGTAGGGATTATCAGATAGACGAGCAGGTATAAACTTACGTTTGAATAATGGCTTACCTGCTTTGGCGTGTCCCGCTGGGTATTTTAATTCTTCTTTAGTATCTATGTCTGTAGCTATGAAAGACTTACCTGCCGGTGCAGGGTCAATAAACATTTTCTTAACCCAGTGATGCCCTCTACCGCCGGGGTTTGTAGTAGCTCTCATACAAAGAGGAAGGTCAGGGTCTGCCGATCTTAATCGACTTCTCATATAGTTCCAAGCAAAAGGTGTAGCCCACTGTGTAAGCTCATCAAACCCAATCCAACTAAATGCTAAACCTTGGTATCTTGTAACGTCTTGGTCTTTGTCTAAGTAACTTAACCACAGTGTAGCACCAGATGGTGCAGTCCATGTCATCTTACGTTCTGACCATTTAATTCCCGGCCAAATCTTAGGGTACATTTCTTGTGACTTAGTTATAAGTTCTCTTAGTTCTTCCGTAGTATGTCGTAAGAGGACTCCTGCGAAGGCTGGGTTGCCCATGTACCTCAAAGGGTCAGCTAACATAGCGTAAGACTTACCACCCCCTGCTGAGCCTCCATAGAGCACCTCACGATCACTTGCTGCAAGGAAGTCTGTTTGTGGCCCGACGTTAGGTTTAAATATTATGTTATGGTCTTCTTCAACCATATCAGTAAACTCTTCCAGTATAACTTCTGGACTAGGCTGCTGTTTCTTTGCCTTGGATTTCTTTTGCACCGATCCTTGAGTTTTCGATTTCTTCCGCTTTGGCGATTGCCTTTTTTGCATAGTCTGCCCATCTGCGAAGGCTTCCAGCTTTGTTTTTTCTTTGTCGCTCATTATCCAACCGTTTCTTTAATCCTACGTGAGATATAGTTCTACCTGTATTTCTTGAAAGCCAGTTAGCTACTTCTCGATACGAATACTGTTTTATGTATTTCTTCGCTTGCTCAAGCATATCAAGTTGATTACTAATTGGCAAGAGGATTCCGTTATCTTCTGGATTTATTTCGTACCCAAATGGAATAGTTCTTGCTACACGTGGTATTGATACCCATAGGTTATCTTCTTTAATGTCTGTTGGTTGTGGTAACTTCCATGTACCTAGTGTCTTAGTCATCTACTTCCTGTACTTCTTTAGCTGGCATAAGCATTACACCACCCTTAGCTTCAACTTGAACTTTCTCAGTTTTAACTAAACCAGTACGATCTAGTAGTTCTTTAGCTGCCGCCATCTTATCACGAATGCCTAACTCAGTAGGATCGTACAATGCACCTACCATAGCCATTGCAGCTTTAGGTACATTACGTGCTAAGTAGCTATGAGTTACGTCTAGTATCTCATCTTTAAGGCTGTTAGTAATTTCAGTGTTTGTAGTATTAGCAGAGTAACCTGCCATACTCTTAGCGGTAGCTATGTCTCCACCTGCCTCATCCATAAGGACAGCTAAGAATTTCTTCTGACGGTCTGTTAACTCACGTGCCATATTATTCCTCTATCATATGCAAAGCTTGCTCAAGTGTCTCTTTGTTACGTCGAGTCCAGCCACGTCCAAAAGTTTTATACGTATTAAGTCCTTCGTAAAAACCTTGACGTACTGAATACACATAATCAATAATGTACTTAGCATCCTTTTCAGCTATAAGCTGTAGCGTATTAGGACCAATAGCCCCGTCTGCTGTAGCCCCAACTGCGCGTTGCACAGCTTTTGCAGGTCTACCCGATCCAGAATTTACAGCCCAGTCCAGACAGGCCCAGTCCAAACCAGAAGGAAGTTGATCGCCTTTAACACGATCCCAATAATTCTTTTTATATATAGGCCCGACTTCCGCAGGAGTTAAGTCACGCATCTCTTGTTCAGTAGACTCACGACCTATCCACTCGTCGTAGACACGTTTAGTTACACCAAGATTAGTCATGCCACCGGGGTCACTGGGATGATTAACGTAACCACCTTCGTGAGCCAGCAACATCTTTAGACATTTACTAAAGTTTTCTTTCATAATAAACCCTACTAATATTTCTTTTTCTTAGCCATGCCACCATAGTTCATCATAGTTTTAGGTTTCTTTTTAACCATAGGCATTCCGCCTTTAGAGGCTGTCATTGTTGCAGTTTTTTTCTTACCCTTATTAGCTGGTGTTCTAGGACTTCTTGTTTTCATTACAAGTAAGTCTTTGAGTGGTACACCTAACTTATCAGCTTCTTTTTTCATGGACTTTAACCATGTTGGATCATTATCTTTTGTCATGTTACTATTTCTTTCCAAAATATTTACTTACGCCACGCATACCAATGCTGGCACTTACAATCCCACCTAGTGAGTATTGATACCAATCAGGCATAACTTCTAAAGCTATGAAACCCGCCTGAACAATTTGATTACCCCATTCTCCACAGAACGCAAGTATTAAAGGAATACTAAATAGTAAAGTAATCCATTCGTCTTTCCAGCTATTTTGTGTAGCCTTCATAGCTTCAATGTCCCAATCAATCTCGCCTGTGGCAATCTTCATCTTTGTTTCAGCTTCAGCTTTCTTTACAACTGTCTTACCGTCAATGAATGCAGTAGCTAGTCCAGCTACACTATTAATAATACCTAACATTAAAATTCATCCTTTTTCTTTGTATTAGTGAAGCCAAAGAATGCACCTACGATTGCACTTACGGCAATGAAGTACACACCAGCTATGGAAGTTAATCCTGCTGTAGCTTCAGTCAACCCAGCTATAGCTGTAATAATAATAGTTAAAGGATAGATAAGCATACCTACAAGTGCAAACCAAACCATCTTACGTTGCTGATCTCGCTTTGAGTCTTCATCGTCAATCTGTCTACGTTTGTCATCAAGCAACAATGCGTCCCACTCACTCTTCTCGATTGAGCCGCTTTTATCTTTATCTATATCTTCAAACTTTGTCAT